ATGAAGCATTTCATTCGTGCTCCGCTGGATACAAAAATGGATGGTGACTTTGACACAGGCAACGTCCGTTATAAATCTCGTGAGCGTTACAGCTTCGGCTGGTCTGACCCTCTCGGCATTTATGGCTCTGATGGTGCTTAAGAAGTAAAGAAGGGGGAGAAGAAATTCTCCCCTTTTCTGTTTAAACATTGTATTATTTCTCTACCCCAAGATTTTTATCTGTATCGACTGGCTTGGCAGACTTAGTAGAAGACGATGCAGAGATGTGCTACTACACGAAAGGAGCCTTAAATGGCTAAAACTCGATTCTCCGGACCCGTATTTTCTGACAATGGATTTGTTGGTGCATTCACCTCAACATCTGTTCAATTACAAAGCAACAACGACAATAAGATTACCCTTGATGCACCTAATGGGCTGTCTGCAAATTACACATTAGTTTTCCCGCCTAACGATGGTGATAACGGTCAGGTTCTTACAACCAACGGCTCTGGTGTCACTACATGGACAACCAATGGCGTAGGTACAGTTACTTCTGTTGGTGGTACAGGCACTGTAAATGGCTTGGCACTAAGCGGCACAGTTACTTCTTCTGGCAATTTATCTCTTGGTGGTCAATTTGTTCTTCCAGCAAGCACAGTCATTGAATTGGAAGACGAAGATGATGCTATAAACACCACAGGTAAGTACACAGGAAAGATGGTTGTTACACTAGCTGATGGTCTTATTTTTACCGCTAGTGGTGCTGGTGTAAACGATGTTTGGTATGCATCTGACGGTTCTACATCTGCAACCCCAATCTAAATAATAGGAGATTGCTATGGGTATGCAATATGACGTACTAGCGTCAAAGCCTATCTCTGCTACCGGGCAAGCTAAAAATCAAGCTGACCAGAACCTTGGTCGAGTTCGCATTAAAACGATTTACGGCATATCCGGCACAGCTGCTGGTTCTGTCGTAATTCGTGATGGTGGTACTGGGGGTGATGTATTAATTACTCTCAATACACCAGCCAAAGCGGATTCAGGCACATTTTGGCTTCCCTTACCCGGTGAAGGCATTTTGGCAGAAACTGATGTCCATGTAACAGTTGCTGACATTGGTTCTGTAACTTTGATTTATGGCTAAGTCTCCTGCATGGCAGCGTAAGGAAGGGAAAGACCCTAAAGGCGGTTTAAACGCCAAGGGTCGTTCTGCTTACAACAAAGCCAATCCCGGTAAGCCGGGACTAAAGGCACCAGCCCCTAATCCAAAGACAGACAAAGACGCCGCTCGGCGCAAGTCTTTCTGCGCGAGAATGTCTGGCATGAAGTCAAAGCTGACAGGCGAAAAAGCCAAAAAAGACCCCAACTCAAGAATCAACAAATCACTAAGAGCTTGGAAATGTTAAATTATGGAAATGATGTTATGGAACATAGTGCTGTCCTTAATTGTTGCACTAATGATGTTTCTTTTAAAAGGCAAGGTGGATGAGTTGGGTCGACTTAGCATTCTTTTAAATAGGACTCGTGAAGAGATTGCTCGTGAGCATATTACTAGGCGAGAAGTGGACGATAAGGTTGACCGCATTGTTGAGCGTTTTGATGATGGGTTTAAACGTTTAGAAGGCAAGATTGACGAACTATCACGCAATCAATTTCAACAAAATACTTTAAGTGGACACCAATAAATGGACACAAATGACAAACGTTCATCTCGTACAAGGATGATTGATGAAGCCTCTACAGAAGACAGCGCATTTAAGCGTGGCGTTAAAAGTATTACAGGCGCTATTAGTCGTGGTCTTGACCGCGTTGGGTTTACTCAAGAGAAAACGTTCAAGGACAAGACAAAGGAAGAGCTGGCAGTAAAGAAGCGCTCTCGTGGCGGCTCTGTAAGCTCTGCCTCTAAGCGAGCTGATGGCATTGCTCAAAAGGGCAAGACTAAGGGCAGAATGGTATGAAACCTTCGGCAAAAGTCGAAAAGGTAATGAAGGAATTTAAGTCTGGAGACCTGAAGTCTTCTTCTGGTCAAAAGGTAAACAGCCGCAAGCAGGCCGTAGCAATAGCCCTTAGCGAAGCGGGTATGTCTAAGAAAGGAAACAACATGAAAGCAGATGGCGTAGCAAAGAAGGGCAAAACTAAAGCTGATATGGTTAAGATGGCCAAAGGCGGTGCTTGCAAACCTAAGAAATACATGATGGGCGGTATGGCAGAAGATGCTCGTGGAAACATGGGCGGTGGAATGCGTGGCCTTGACCGTGCAACAGCTATGAGTGGCCGTGATTTATCTGGTCGTGGCAATACTGGCATGCGCGGCTTAGAACGTGCAGCTGCTATGAGCGGTCGTGACATGAGCGGCATGGGTCGTCCTGCTGGCATGAAAAAAGGCGGCGTGGTCAAGAAAGCCAAGGGCGGTGGTTGTGAAGTCCGTGGCAAGACCAAAGGCAAAATGGTTAAGATGTAATGAGACCTAGCCGTGGGATGGGGATAATTAGCCCCGGAAAAATTAAATCAATTCGTAAGAGAGACGGAAATGAACCGGTTAAGCTTATGGCTGAAGGCGGTCTTTACGAAAATATCCATGCGAAAAGAAAGCGTATCGCAGCAGGCTCCGGAGAAAAGATGCGAAAACCCGGAACAGCTGGAGCGCCCAAGGCGTCGGCGTTCAAGAAGGCGGCGCTATCCACCAAGGGTAAAAAGTAATGGACCGAGTTGAGTACAATCCAGACACTGACGGCAACGTCTTTAACTGGATTGTAGAAACCGCAGAACGTGTGCGGGAAGAAAGACGCAAAGAGCGTGAGCAGATAAAGCAAGCAGTAGCAGAAGGCGAGTATAAATATGACTACAAGCGGCACAAGTTCATTTAACCTTGATTTAAACAGTATTGTTGAAGAAGCTTTTGAGCGTTGTGGCTCAGAGCTTCGCACTGGTTATGACCTTCGGACTGCGCGTCGTAGTTTAAACTTGCTTACCGTTGAATGGGCAAACAGAGGTATTAATCTTTGGACTATTGAGCAAGGAGAAATCCCTCTAGTTCAAAATCAAATTACCTATGACCTTCCAGCAGACACTATTGATTTGCTAGAGCATGTTACTCGTACTGGTACGGGCAGCAATCAGCAAGATATATCAATTACTCGTATATCTGTATCTACATACGCCACTATTCCTAACAAGAACGCTACAGGACGCCCTATTCAAGTTTGGATAGACCGTAAGTCCGGTGCAGAGTATCCAGACGGCCTGCTGCCTCCCGGTGAAGTGCAGAGGCCACCACAAATCAATGTTTACCCTGCGCCTGACCAAGGAACCCTACAAGACCCGTACTATAAATTCGTGTATTGGCGTTTACGTCGCATTCAAGACTCTGGCAACGGTGTAAATACGCAAGATATTCCATTTAGGTTCTTGAACTGCATGATTGCTGGGCTGGCATATTACTTGTCTCTAAAGATTCCACAAGCTGCAGAGCGCACTATGTTGCTTAAGGAGCAATACGAGGAGCAGTGGAGATTTGCTACACAGGAAGACCGTGAGAAGGCTCCTGTCCGCTTTGTACCTAGACGGATGTCTATTTAAAATGCCTAAATACGCTCAAGATGAACTACGAGATGTAGTCAAAAGAATTACCGCGACGGCTAATGCAGCTAGAGATAAAGAAAACACTTTTGCTAGTGGCAGGTTGGGGTATAAACATCCTATTAGCGATACCTCAGACTTAGAGCTAGGACTTATGGGGCACTATGCAAAGGGAAAAGACTACAAAGACGTAGGCTTAGATAGGGCAGATTTAAAATACAGTAAAAGATTCAAAGATGAATCTGAGCTAAGAGCTAGATTTGGAGCTAATCTGAATAAAAATAGTGGGAAACGTGGAGTTGATGAGTTTGGTGTGGAGTATGAGATACCGTTTAAAAAGGGCGGACGAGTAAAAGGAAAGGCAAAGTCAGCATCTCAGCGAGGTGATGGATGCGCTAAACGCGGTAAAACACGTGGAAAAATTAGGTAATGGCAAACAGATTTGC